ATAGGGTTTGACTTCTATCCAAGAAACAATGTTTCTACTGAAGACCACGACTTAAATGAAGAATACATTGGATTGAATACTCAAATAATAAATTATGAAATGCCTCAAAGATTCAATACAATGAAAGGTGTATCTCATGGTTCATATGCATCGATGTTAAAAACTTATGATCCAGTTAGAAAACTAGAAGAAGAAAATGTATACTCTATAACAAAAGTCTTTGAGAGAGGAAACGATGACGGACATGTATCTAAGTTTCCTATGATAAGAACTTCTTCACCCGAAACAATTTACAAAGCAGATGATATGATTTCTTCTGCTGATAGTCCAGAGTTCAGTGAAGAAACTATAGACTATGCACCCGATGTATCATACGATTCTTATGTCATGCACAAAGTAAATATGACAAATGCATTTTCAGATGAAGCAAAATTAGTAGACGCTAGTGGCAATAAATCTATAACACAACAAAAGGGACAAGAATACAGAGATTCTGGACCACTTGAAAGAAGAGCATTATTATCTATGTTTGAACAAAATGTAGTTAAAGTTGTTATACCATTTAGAAGTGATATCTCAGTTGGCACTGTAGTCAAATTGACTCTACCAACACATGAGAAAAAGGATGATGACCAACCTGGAGATGAAATGATGGATAATAGATATTTAATAGGTAAGATGACTGTAAGTATAAACCCATTAGCGAACACAGGAAAGTTGACATTACAAACAATCAAAGAAAGTTATGGTGTAGATATAACAACATATAAACCATTAGACAAAGTATCTAAACCAGAGGCATCATAATGGATTGGTATTACGGCATAGTAGAAGATAGAAACGACCCACTGAAGATTGGTCGTGTTAGAGTTCGTGTTCATGGTTGTCATACGGATGATAAGAATAAAATATCCTCACCAGACTTACCTTGGTCACATGTTATCATGCCCACAACAAATGCTGGTCTTGGTGGTTTTGGTATTCAACATTCTCTCGTAGAGGGAACTACTGTATTTGGTTTCTGGAGAGATGAAGACATGCAAGACTTTGTTGTCATGGGTGTTCAACAAGGTATCTCACAACAAGGATATAAAGAAACTATAACCGATGAATTAATTCTTCGTAGTGTAGATAAAGGTTTCAATGACCCTAGAAGAAAGACTGAGGCAGATTACAGTGGAACGAATGATGGTTTAAATCCACCTAGTGCTCCACAAAGACCAAACTCATTATCTCTTTCACTAGAAAAATCTCCACAATTACTTAAAGATGCCGGCATAACATATGGTGGGGCAGGTTCAAAGAGAGAAGAATTTACAGAGGCAGATAAAGAGTTGCCTTACTATCCTTTAGTCAAAGATGCAACAGATGTAAATGTATTTACAACAGGTGATGCGAAGTATGACTCAAGGGATATGTCCGAGTATATCACAAATGCTAAGTCAAATGCAACCCCTATGTATCCTTTCAACAAAGCATTGTACACTGAATCTGGTCACATCTTAGAACTAGATGATACAAGAGGCAATGAGAGAATCTCAGTAGAACATAGAACAGGTACTTTCTATGAAATAGATGCAGACGGTAATGAGATTCATAGAGTAGTGAATGACAACTATACAGTTATATGTAAAGATAACGACCTATTCGTTGGTGGTAATGTCAATGTTAGAGTTTTAGGTGATGCGAAGATACACGCAAATGGTAAAGTAGACATCAAAGGTTATAACGATGGTAAGATTGATGTCTCTGGTAAACTAGAATTATCAGCTGGTGATAACATTACTTTGAAATCTGGTAAAGAGGTTATTGTACAAGCACAGAAATTTAGACCTAACAGTTAATCATGACAACACTAACAGAAGTCTTAGAGAAACAAGTAGAAGAGCAGAAATTAGAAACAGAATCATCTAAGAGTATTGCTGATAAATTTCCTTGTCCAGAAGGAGACATATTCTCTCTACCAACTAGAGCAGATATCACAAACGCATTTAATGAAATCGCTGCCATACCTGGTGAACTTCAAGCAAAATTTCAAGAGAATAAAGCAAAACGAGAAAAAGAAATTGCTGAACTACAAGAACTCATAAAGAATCCTGAGTTGTCAGAAGAAGAGATTGCAGAAATACAAGCAGAGATTGAAAAGAAAGAAAACTACATTCAGACAGCATTAGTAGAAGGAATGCAAAAAGAGATAGATGAAGTTGTAAAGACAATAGAAGAATTTGTAGAAACATTAGAAAAAGCATTGTCGCCATATTGGACTAAAACTGAGGATAAACAAAATAGAGATTGGCAAAAAGAGGCGAAAGATGCCTTTGAAGAATTACTTGCAGAGTTTCATACTTACATACCAGTAAAGATTGCAGAGTTAGTTGGTAAGTTAGTACCGTTTGATTTCAATATCAATATTATGGGACTATCAATCAACATTTTAAAACTAGTTACCAGTCCTAGTTATCGTACAGAGTTGCAAGACCAACTTGCAGGTAAGAATTTTGTCACTCAAATAGTTGCTAAACAAAAACAAATTGCAGACTTAAAAGAGAAACAAAAGAATCCTGATTTAACTTTAGATGAACATGCAGACTTACAAGACCAGATAAACAAACTGCAAGAAGAAATAGATGCATTATACATAACAAAAAAAGAACTTGTAGATAAGTTTTTCAACATGATACCAGAAGAGTTTAGAAACTTTGATGGTGAGTTTGGTGTTATAGATGATGAGGCAAAAGCCAAGTTATCTTGGAAGTACATTAAGACTGAAATCAAAGAATGGGTTCAAAATGCACATGTCAAAGCATTTGAAAAACTCATAAAGGTATTTAAAGAAATTTGGGACTTACTTGGTTTACCTAAATTACCTTTCTCAGAATTGATTGCTATTATGAATTTAGATATTGGTGCATTGATAGAGGCAAAGATTGCATCAATCAAAGAGAAGTTCAAACAAACAAAAGCAGGAATGCTTGTTGACATAAATCGACTTAAGAAAGAAATTGAAGAAATCAAAACAAAGATGGCAGATGATAACATTAGTATGGATGACCATATAAAATTATCAGAAGAGTTAGACAAGAAAGAAGAAGAGAAAAGAAAATTAGAAGACGAACTTCTAAAAGAAGTTAGAGATTTTCATCAAGGTATATTAGATTCTATATCAGAGATAAGTATTTTTGGTTATGATATTCTAAAAATGATAGGTGGTAAAATAGAATCCACCACTGAATCTATAGAAGAAAAGATTGCAGAGATTTCTTTAGAATTTCAGGACTTTAAATTGAACTGGCATAAAAAGATTCTCTTTGCATGGGTTAAGATTGTTAAGAAGTTTTTCAGTGCAATAGGTTTAGGTAAGATATTTGAGTTCATGTTCTTAACATGGTGCGACTTTCTAAAACTAATCGGTATGCCATTTACGATTCCTGGAATTGCTGGCATCGCAGGCGTCATGTCTACTAGTCAAAGAAACACACCAGTGTCACCTAGACCAAGTGGTAATGATGTAAACATTGATAACGAAGTTAATTTTCAGACAACAGACGGAGAAACAGATAGATTTACCATTCCAACTTCGTCTGGAGATTTAAAAGTGTTTAAAAATGGCGTAGAACAGACCCTAGGTCTCTTGGGTACAGGTGATTATAGAATCTCAGATGGCAAAATAGTTTTCAATTCGATGCCTTTAGAGAATGAAAGTGTATCAATACTTAAAATATAATAACGGAGATGTATAAATAGATATATGGCAAATCTAAACGACTACTCAAAACCTAATTCTAAAGTAAATGCTCAGAAGAACGAGTATACAGACTTAGATATACTATTTAGTGCGAATCCTATATCAGGCGATATCACAACTAAGAAGGATTCAGATGCAGTTAAGAGGTCAGTAAGAAACATTTTGTTAACCAATCACTATGAAAGACCATTTAAACCAAATTTTGGTGCAAATTTGAGGTCTCAACTATTCGAATTAGATGGTATTGGTGCAAAAAAGAGAATAACAAAAGACATAATAGAATCATTATCAATATTAGAACCTAGAATTGGCAATATAAGAGTAGATATAAGTGATTCAGAGGCAAACAACATAGATGTAAGAGTCAGTTATGTCATTAGAAACGGATTAAAACAATCAAGTGTAGATTTTACAGTAAGTAGGGTACGATAATGACAATAAAAAGTTCACAAATAAACGCAACAGACCTAGATTTCGAAGAAATTGGCGATAATATCAAGACCTACCTTAGAGGTCAAGAAAAATTTAAAGATTATGACTTCGAAGGTTCTAATATGTCGGTACTTATTGACATGTTGGCATATGCAGGACACATTGGTGGTCTAAACACAAACCTGGCTGCATCAGAAATGTTTCTAGACTCAGCACAATTAAGAAAGAATGTCGTATCTCGTGCAAAAGACTTAGGGTTTACACCTGCATCTGAAAGAGCTACGGCTGCTCAGATTGAAGTTAAACTTACTAATATCTCTAACGCAAACGGAACTATACCAACAGCGAATGACATGACCCTAAACAGAGGTCACAACTTCTCTACAACATTCGATGGTGTATCATATAACTTTGTTAATGCATCTTCAGTAGTACCTATTAGAGATAATCAAGTATTCACCTATCCATTGGTAGATATCATTCAAGGTCAGTATGTGACAGATTCATTTGTATTTGATAACCAGATTAAAAATGCAAAGTTTGTATTGTCAAATGGAAGAGTTGATAAATCCAGATTAGAAATATCTGTAAACTCAAACGGTTCAGTATCAAAGTATTCACTCTCAACAGAAGTGTCAACAATTACAAGTTCATCTCGTGTATTCTATGCACAAGAAAACGAAGAAGGATTTTTAGAGATATACTTTGGTGATGGTGTATTGGGTAATGGTTTAAATGATGGCGATGTTATAAGTGCCACTTATATTGCAGTTGATGATATTCATGCTGATGGTGCAAGAATATTCTCATCTATAGATACAATCAATGGATTCTCAAACGCTACTATCACGACTTTGACGATTGCTGGTGGCGGTGCAGAGAAAGAATCTATCGAATCAATTAAGTTCAAAGCAACAAAGTTCTATACATCACAAAATAGATTAGTCACATTGAATGACTATAAAGCAAAGGTACAAGAATACTATCCCAACGCTGATGCAGTTGCAGTATGGGGTGGTGAAGACAACGATCCACCTGAGTATGGTAAAGTATTCATAACACTTAAACCACAAAATTCAGATTACTTATCAACTGTAGAAAAAAATCAAGTACAGAATAAATTGAATCAACTTAATATGTTGACTGTTAGACCTGTAATTGTAGATGCAGAGATAGTTAAAATTCTATTGACTACTGTATTCAAATATAACGAAGCAGATACTACATTATCAAAAGGAGAGTTAGAAACCATAGTAAGAAATGGCATAGTCTCTTTTGATAATACAAATTTGAACAACTTCGATAGTATATTCAGACATTCAAATCTCGCCAAGGCGATTGATGAAACGAATGTCGCAATACTATCCAATGTAACCAATGTTAGATTGCAAAAACGAAAACATCTTAAGATAAACCTTACAGAAGGTTTTAATGTTATCTTCGGAAATGGTTTTTATCATCCTCATGACGGCCATAACAAGGCTGCTGGGGGCATTTTAACATCAACAGGTTTTAAGGTCGAGGGCGATATAGTCAATACCTACTTCTTTGATGATGACGGTTCTGGTAATGTCAGACGATATTCATTAGATAGTGGTACAAGAGTGTTCGCAGACCAAAGTGCTGGTACTATAGATTATGCCAGTGGAAAGATTTCGATTGATGCCATCAAATTTACTTCAACAGTAAATAGTGACACATCGATAGACTTCACTGTTATACCTTCAAGTGGTGATGTTGTTGCAATTAGGGGTTCTCTAGTTGACATCAGCATTGACGACATTAGGGTTAGTGGCGAAGTTGACACCATTAGTAGTGGTGAGAGTAGTGCTGGGGTAGGTTTTACATCTACATCTAGTACAAATTATTAATAATATGAAAAAAGTGGTCATGGTTTATGCCATGAGTAGTTTCCCATTCAATTGGATTATAGGAGGAAAATAGAATGGCAGATAAGAAAATAACAGCATTAACAGAGATAGCGGCAGGTGATGTCAACAGTGTAGATTTACTACATGTGGTTGATAACCCAGGCGGAACTCCAGTTAATAAAAAAATGAGTTTGGCAAGAATGTTTAACAATCTTCCAACTTACATTGCATTTGATGATGTTGAAGCATTAACAGATGCAGGTGCAATCAGTAATACTAAAGCAGTGACAACACTAGACATGACCAGCGAAGGCGGTGATGTTCAGTTTTCACTTGCTAGAGGTGTTTCAGTTGGACAAATCAAAATCATCGTAAGAAATGATGATGGTGTTTCATATAATGCAGATATTACCGTTGAAGGTTGGAAAGATACATCAGGCACTCCTCAGATTCTTTTAGAGACTGGTGGTGCAGTGATTTGTATCGCATTGGGTTCAGAGGGGTCATTAGTTTGGCATCCACTCTCAATCGTTGGAACAAATTCAACAGTAGCTGGTATATAATACCAAATAGGATTCATAAATGGCACATGAAAAACACATTGTAGATAGATTATCTACTCGACTACCAAGTCTTCTTCCTGAGTATATCAGAGATGAGGCACCAGTATTTGAGTTGTTTCTACAATCATATTTTGAGTACCTAGAATCCGAAATCATAGTCCTGACATCGAAAGGTGAATTAACAGGAATACGATACGAGGACGGTACCTCTGAGACAGCCTCTTCAGTGCTGATTGAAGAAGGTACCGAAACCTCTGCTCCCGATATATTAACATCTAAGTTAATACAAGAGGGAGAAATAGAACCATTCTCAGTGGGTGAATACATCTACGGAAACAAAAGTGGTTCAGTTGCAAAGATTAAAGTTATTAATGGTCTAACATTAATAGTAGACACTATATCAGGTACAGGTTTCTCAGAGACAGAAACAATCACAGGAAGAGATGGTAATCAGACTGGTGTAGTTAAGACATATAAAGAAAACCAAGTAGTCGCAAACAACAGACTATTAGATTATTCAGATATAGACCAAACATTGGAAACATTTTTACAGTATTTCCAAAAAGATTTCGTACCATCTCTAGATTTAAAAGAGACACAAAACGCAAGATTAACTATTAAGAATATCGGAACACTGTACAAACAAAAGGGTACTGCTGATTCTGTTAAGTTCTTGATGAGATTATTATATGGTGAAGATGCCGAGATATCTTACCCCATAGACGAAACTGTATTCGCATCCGAATCAGGATATGGTGAAGATAGAAGACTTGCAATTTCAATGAATCTATCACAAGCTGTACCGTCAGCAACTGATAGAATAAGACAATATGACATTAACGATGCTAGTATTGTGACAGCAGAGGCAGTCGTAGAACAAGTATCACCAATAGATTTAGCAAACAATGAGTATTCACTCTCTATATCGAAAGACCACAGAGGAACATTTGAGTTCAACAAAGAGGCAAAAGTATTAGATAGAGATGGTGTCACCGAGTATATCGGAACAGTTAAGGGTATTGTATCTACAGTAGACCCAACAAACGGTTCAATCTATTTCTCATTAGAAGACTCAACTGGTTCTATATTAGACGAAGATGGAAATGGATTACTACATGAAGAAACTTCAATTGGTTCTATGTATAGTCCTCAAGACTTCATCAACTTCACTGGTTCAAAAACAGATACAGATGCAAATAGGGCATTAGGTAATGTGACAGGACTAACTAGAGGTCCTGTAGAAAAGATTTATATAGAAACTACTGGTCAAACTTACAGTGGTGGAGATATTGTAGTATTCGATGACGAAGGTACAGGCGGAGGTGGTGCAGAGGGTATCATTGGTGCAGTCGGTGATGAGATAATCTTAGAAGATGCTCATGCAGATGAACAGTATGAAATAACCGCAGTTGCAAACCAAACTGTATTTGGTGGTGTAATACAAAATGGAAATAGATTCGATAATGTATTAGATGACCATGGCAAACCAATTTCAATTAACAGATTTCACGGTGCATTAGAAGTTCACATCGATGGCATAGTTCAATCACAATCAACATATAGTATAGAACCACAAAAGATAACATTCACAACAAATCCAAATTTAAGTGGCGGAGAAAGAGTAGAGATATTTACCGATAAGAGTAGATTACTGTACGAAGATGGTACAGAGATGTTAATCAATGCATATCAAAATACTGATGGTGGTTCAATTGTATCAACAGACCAAAGAGTAAGACGAGTCGAAATAACAAGTGGTGGTGCAGGATATGAAACACTGCCTCAAGCATTCCCAGGTGGTTATCTATACTTTAAAGATACGACAGGATTCCAAAAGGGTGAAACTATTACAGGTTCTACTTCAAACGCTACAGGTACAATTTTAAGACTAGAACCGAAAAAGAACAGAATCGTAATTAAAAGATTCAGTACTGATACTGGTGTTTTCCAAGATGGCGAAAACATAGTAGGGGGAAATTCTTCTACAACTAAAGTTTGTAGTAGTGCCAAGGTATCAGATGGTACAGGTGCTAAGTTCTTCGCATGGTCATCTAGGATTGGTGGTATTGAGAAGGTAACTTTACTAGACCAAGGTAGTAAGTTTGATTCAGATGCAGTATTAGACGAAGCAACATCTTTCCATAATATGTTGATAACTACACCATCAGGTAATCTAAACAAAGGCATAACAATTACTGGTGTAATTTCTGGTGCTACTGCAACAGTTCAAAATTACGATACAATCAGACAAATACTCAAGTATAAAAACTTAAAGGGTATGTTCATCAATGATGAAAAGGTAACTTATGAGGGTTCAGATAGTTTCTTAATTCTTAAGAATGACCCATATACTGCAAGAGGTAAAGTTGCTGGTGAAGGTTTAATAAACGATGGTTTCTTAAGTGACAAAGGTTATCTATCTTCTAAAGTTGCAAACATACAAGATAGTAAATTCTATCAGTCTCACTCTTATGTTATTAAAGTTGGTGAGTCAATCAATAAGTATCGTTCTATAGTTAAAGACTTAGTTCATCCATCAGGTCACTTATTCTTTGGTGAGGTTGCACTCAAGTCTCAACTTCTAGGTTCATCATTAGATGGTGTTAAAGAAATACCATTTGATGTTAATGAACAGAACAAAATGGGAATTATTTCTACAGAGTTTGTTCCCACAATTGTCATTCAGGCATACCCAACAGACAATATGTTGTTCGAAGAATCTACTAGAGATAAATCAGTTAGAGTTTTAACTGAAGACGGTCATCTGTTAGAAAATGAAGACTCCAGAGACAATGTAGCACATCTAAGTAAAGAAACTCTCATGTTGTTCCATACAACTTCTGCTGAAGTAGAAAATCAAGACATGATACTTCAATATCGTGAGGCATCAGGTACAAACATATCAACAGATAAACACAAGGGTGCAGGTCATTTAAACATTCTAAACAGAAAAGAGTTTATAACAAGTG